CTTAACCTACGACGGCCCAGGATCACCGGATTGGGCGGGATGGAATGGCAACGTCAACCAGTGGAACCGAATGGAGCTCTGGGTCAGTAAAACATCGACCGATATTCGCGCCTGGGTCAATGGCGCTTTACGACACGACATCACAGATTTCACCGAGCTATCGGGTAGCACGGGTTTGACGCCCAGGCTGGTCGGCATCGAGGGCTCTGGGTCTGCAACTTACCAGGGTCAGAGCATCGACATCGCCGATTACTGGGCGGACGACACTCGTCAACGTGTCGAAGTGGGCAATAACGCGAGCTTCGCCAACGCCTCGATTCGTGAGCCGCAGATTGCTACCTCATGGTCGAGCACCGCGATCACGTTCATCTACAACAGAGGCAATCTACCTGCGTCCGGCAATCTCTGGTCTTATGTCATCAACGATTCTGGTAACGTGATTAATACGCAGCAGATCAGGTCATGACAACGTTCACCGACAGCTTTACCAGCGACACGATTTTAACGACGCCATGGTCTCAGGCCGACGCGCGTGATGTCACGTCAAACGGCAGCAACGCGCATGTCGTAGGGGGCAGTGGATCGGCGAACGATGCTGGCGCCGTTATCGTTGATCCGACAGGCCAAAGCATCTCGGCGACGTCGCAACGCGCGACCATCATTGTGGATGGGCTTTTCCAGCCGGGCAGCGGAAACTCGACGTATGTCCTTCTTTGGTTGACGAATTCGAGCTTTACTGGTTTTGGCGTTGAAATTAACCGAGGCACGGATGGCGTCTATGACTGGGATGTGCATTCGATCGATGCCGGCTCACCCTCGCCTATATCTGGTGGAAGCTTCGGTGTCGCCAGTTTCCCTGAGTGGGCACAAGGTACGGAAGTCATCGTCCAGATCAACTCTGGCGTCTTTGACGCGTGGATTGCCGGGGAACACGTTGCAGACGGTCTAGACGCTTCTGGTTTAGGCAGCTTGGTGAACTGCCTTCTCGGCTTATTTCCTCGATCTATTAATACGACAACTGTCCAGGCGACGGCGGTTCAGTCGTTCTCGATCACCGACGAAATCGCTGGTGCAGTTGAGGACATCATAGAAACCGGAGCAGCTTCCGAGGCTGCGGCGCTGGCATCGGCCGGCACCTTGGTAGCCTCGACATTAGTTGCTCAGACGTTTACAGGAGTAGCAGCCGAGGCTGTAGCGCCCGCAGAGGTTGGGACGCTTGTTGCGGGGATGCTCGTGACCCAGGCGTTGGATGGCGCAACGTCGGAAAGTGGGAGTATATCCGAGCTAGGGGTCACGGCTATCACCTCACCTGCTATACGTGTCGATGAAGTTTTGCGGGACACGGACACGGGAGAGTTGATCGCCTTGGGCTCTACCGAGGTCTTGGTTTTGGGGGGCAGCTCTGGTAGCAGGACAATCGTCAGTGAAAATTCCGCTTATGAGATAGTTGACGGCGTAGTCGAGATAGCCGGTCCCTACACGATAAACGATTCGTATTTCGTGGCTATTCTAGAGTCCAGCGACCGCATGAGCATACTGCCGGCCACCGTGATTGATCGGAATGCCTAGATGGCGTTTCGTCACGGTGCCGTTGCCCATCCAGGTGGGGGTTTAAGGCACGGCGATATCCTATATGAGGCGTTTGGGACTGCGTTTCTCGGCGTTGTGTCCCTTGCGGTTAGCGTTGCCGAAGCCGGCGTGCTTACGGCTTCAGAAGGGGCTACGCCGTTCCAGGCTGCGGGCGTTGAAGCAGTTGCTCAAGTCCAGGGCGGCTCGGGAGTAGTCGTTTCTGGTGTCGTCACGGCTGGCGTCAATGCGTCCTGCAGTGTCCTGGCAGAATCGGGGACATTGGTCGCGGCAGCGGACGGTTGGACATTTGTCATTCTGGAGGATCCTCTCGCAGATGCGGGATATCGGCTCACGGCAATCCCTGATCTCGAGGCCGGGGATGTCGTTTGGTACGGCGACATCAGCGATAGCCTCGTGGTCGGCATTGATGTCACGGTCGAGACCGATGGCTCCATCACGTTGTCCGAGGACGCGGTTGCTGCTCTGCCCGTTATCTTCGATGCATTCGTTGACGATGGTGCGAGAGGTTCGACAGCACAACAAACCCTAACATCTCAGACGCAAGTTGCAGCGATTGGAGTCGCGTCTGAAGCAGTAGCACAATCTGAGTCCGGTGAGCTGGTCGCCGACGACAATCAGATAGTGCAATCCTTGGGGGCTGCGTCGGAGTCTGCTGCCCTAGCGGAAAGCGGCATACTGATCGCTGCTACGGTCGGCAACACGGCTGCTCAGGGCGCTGTTTCGGCATCAACGGTCGAGGCCCAGTTAGGTGGACTTATCGTCGCCGTCGTTTTCGACGGTATAGAGGCGATATCAGACGTTGAGTCGACTCCTGGGTTGACTGTTTTAGGGTCGCAGATCCACCAAGCGCACGTCGGCGTCGAGTCGAATTCCCAGGCCCTTGCCGAGCCAGGGGGCCTTGTAGCCGCAGTCTCGTTTACAGGTGCTGCGGCGTTGTCCGGGGTTGAGTCTGAGCTGGGCATCGGTGCCTTCGGATTCGCGGTCGCAGGCTCCGCTTCCGAAGCCGTGGTTCTTGGGCGGAGCGGCTCATTCATTGCTTCGAGCATTTTGGATACATCGATCATCGGAGCGACTGCCACGTTTACAAATAGGCTAGGTAAAAGAGCGTCACTCACGAATGTTCTGAGTAAAAAAGCAACGATCAATTAAAAGGGAATTTAGATGGGTGAGCTAATATCTCCAGTTAGCACTGTCTACGCGGCCGGCGATGATCTTGATCTACAGTTCGTCGTTAGCGATGACAACGGTGTAGTGAATATCAGCGGGTTCACGTGTCGTTTCGAGATCGCTCGCATAGTTGGAGGTACGGCAGTCGTCAGTACTGAGACATCTCCAGCCACGGCGACGGCAGAGCTTACGACTCCGGCGAGTGGTGTTTTCACAGTCTCAATCCCTGCAGAGAGCACAGAATTGTTGCTAGGAACATACTATTTCGAGGCTGACGTCATTGATGGCAATGGCAAGGAAAGCACTGTCTCTAGAGGTTATATGACGTTCAAACCTACTCAGATGTGATGAAGGTTACGGTCTTACTAGGGCTTTGGAAGGGCTGGCGCCCATTGTACGGCGCCGAGAACGTGGCGCCATTGTGCCGAATGTTGCGAGAGTACATGAAGATCCCGCATCAGATTGTGTTGCAGACGGATTTCAAGGCGTCTTTACAGCAGACCGAAGTCGATCATATCTTGCCTTTACCCAAGGAGCCGAGGAACGTCTACGCACATCAAGGCATCAACTGTTTCAGGCGGCTGAAATACTTCGATCCCAGGTACTCGAGCCAGTTTGGCACGGAATGGGTCATGTCCTTGGACCTGGACACACTCATTCTGGGTGACATCACCGAGAGGATCGAGTGGGCCATGAACGACTTCGGGTTCTGCATCATCCGTGGCCGATTGGCAGTCGAGGAAGGCCAGCGGCCATACAATGGGTCGATGTATCTCCTTCGTGTAGGCGAGCATGCGCACGTATGGGATGACTTCGATTGGACTATCGGACCCCATGAGTGCGCCAGGTCAGGGTGGCGAGGCAGCGATCAGGTATGGCTCAGCCTGAAGATACAGGGCGCACCCACGCTAGGCCCCGAGCATGGTGTGTACTTCTACCATCAGTACCTAGACTCCAGTGATGATGATCCAGATCCCACGATGATCCACTATGCAGGACTTCAGAAGCCCTGGAGCAAGATGTGCAAGAGAGAAGCACCGGAGCTGTGGGACGAGTACCGGAGGTTCGTGTGATATATGTGTTGTTCATTATTGGAGGCTTGGTGTTCTCTATCTGTATGGGTGTGTGGTGTACTCCGCGCTGCGGATGCGGTAAGTGTCCCAAGGGATATACCTGCCTGCCAGGGCCGCGATAGTGGCTAGAAGCAGTGTTATCCCTCATCACTGGTTCGACTACAAGTACGCATTGAGTCACGGGCTACAGTGCTATGACGCCTTGGGCGCAAGAATAGATCGTGTACGAGCGGTTAAGGTTAGCGATGACGGTATCTGCATACGCACCTTGGGCACAGTGGACGATGGCAGATTAGCTGTTGTCAATGATGATCGAGAGTGCGTCGAGTTCGAGGCATTTATCAAGGGTGGCAAGGTAAAGTCTTCGACATGAATAGAATCCGAGGCCGCAAGCTCCAAACCATCAACCGCAGGCTACAGGCACAGCAGCCCTTGTGCGTCTGGTGTTGGGAAGGACGATGCCAGCATGCCCATAGGGTAGACGGTCATTGCATCACACCCTCGACAGTCACGGATCACATCATTGCCCTAGTCAACGGTGGAGCCGATACGGACGAGAACAGGCAGCGTCTGTGCGATGACTGTCACGAGATCAAGACAGCACATGACCTTGGGCGCAAGCCTAAGCAGGCCATAGGGGTGGATGGGTGGCCGGTATGAGAGCGGGGCGGGAGGGGCAATGTTATCAACGTGTTACGGGAAACCGACGCCGACCTGTTTTACACACAATCCTGAATAGGGATTCGGACAAATTTCAACTCATTGATAGTAAAGTGATTTGTGATTAAGGATTTCTGATGGCAATCACTGGAGCCAGGAAAAAGCCGAGCGCGCTCAAGCTGGTAACGAATCATCGGCAGCCGATCCCGGAAGATGCAGAATTTCCAGTTCGTGATGTACCGCTTGATCCGCCGAAAAAGCTGACGAAGCCTCAGTCCGAGCTGTGGGATCGGTACATCAATACGGCGTGGTGGCTCGGGACGCATGACGAGCAGAAGGCGTACATGTGGGTTTGCTTGCAGGCCGAGTTCAACCGCAAGCCTGCCGAGATGAACTCGGCCAGGATTACCCAGTTACGGATGCTCGGGACTGAGCTCGGGTTCGACCCGTGCGCACGGGCAAGGATGGGCACGGAGAAACGTGGCAAAACGAACCAAGCCGACAAGTTCTTCGATTGATCCGGCTACCCGGTATGCGAGACGAGTCGTTACCGGAGAAGCTGTTGCGGGGCCGCATGTCAGAGCTGCGTGCCAGAGACATCTAGACGATCTGGAGAGCGGGCACGAGCGTGGCTTATCTTGGGATGTCGGGGAAGTAGAGCGGGTTATCGGTTACTTCAAGCAAGTGCTAACCGTTGAACGTGAACTCACGGACGAATTTGGAGAAACGGTATCCGAGGCCGTTCCATTCATTCTCGAGGAGTCTCAGGAGTTCATAGTAGGGTCGCTATTTGGTTGGAAGAACAAGCTCGGGCATAGGCGGTTCCGTAGAGCCTATGTAGAGGAGGCAAAGGGTAATGGTAAGTCCCCATTGGCTGCGGGGATAGGGCACTACATGCTTACTGCCACCAGGAAGTTGCGGGCAGAGGTTTACAGCGCCGCAACCGATAAGGACCAGGCCGCGATTCTTTTCCGAGATGCGGTGGAGATGTGGAAGCGCTCGCCGGAGCTGTTCAGTCGTCTAGTCCCTTCCGGGCAGAACCCAGTATGGCAATTGACGCTGATTGAGAAGGCATCGTTCTTCAAGCCGATCAGTTCGGAGAAGAAAGGCAAGTCCGGCATCCGTCCTTACTGTGCTTTGATCGATGAAGTGCATGAGCATCCAGATAACTCTGTTATCGAGATGCTTAGGGCGGGGACGAAGGGCAATCAGCAGGCTTTGATATTAGAGATCACCAATAGCGGCGCATCAAGGAATAGCGTTTGCTGGAATGAGCATAAGTACGCTGTGGCAGTGGCTCATGGGGAAGCACTGAACGATGCTTGGTTTTCCTACGTGTGTGCGCTTGACGAAGAGGATGATCCGTTTCATGACGAGAAATGTTGGCTGAAGGCAAACCCACTAATGGGAGTATCGATTCAACCACAGTTTGTTAGAGAACAGGTTAACGAGGCCAAGGGGATCCCGTCCAAAGAGAGCATAGTCAGGCGGTTACACTTCTGCCAATGGACCGATTCTCTAGATGGGTGGTTGTCTCGAGGTGTTTGGGAAGCGTGCGAGGCGGAACTGAACATCGATGATTATCGAGGCCGGGTGTGTTTTGGTGGTCTCGATTTATCGTATACGACTGACTTGTCATCCTATGCTTTGGTCTTTCCAAGTGCGGACAAGATGTTTGACGCTTTCGTGTGGTTCTGGAAGCCCAAGGAAAGCTTGGAAGAAGCGGTGAAGAAAGATGGTGTCCCGTATCACTTATGGGCACAGAGTCAGGATCTTGAATTAACGGAAGGGAAGGTTATCAAGTTGGCCCCCATTGCTAAAAAAATGGCTGAGTTGTCGGACCATCGGGAACTGAAGAAGATCGCGTATGACCGTTATCGCCATAAGGAGCTTGATTCTGAGATGTCGGATCTAGGAATCGAGTTACCAATGATTGAACACCCGCAAGGCTTTAGGCGTGCTGGGAAGATCAATGATGACGACAACCCGCTTTGGATGCCGAAAAGCGTTGAGGAACTCGAGAACGCTATCATTGAGAACCGCATTCGCATCAACGTAAATAGGGTGTTGCGTTGGAACGTTGCGTCAGTAGCTGTTCGTCACGATCCTGCGGGCACTGATAACAGGATTTTCGACAAGAAGAAATCCACTGGTCGAATAGACGGACTGGTGGCTTTGGCTATGGGTATAGGGCTAGCGGTTGCTAACCCGAACGACGAAAAGAAATACCAAGCCTTCATCGTATAGGAGGATTTATGGAAAATCCAGGCACTATTCGTCGCGCCTACAGCTTATTTGAAGTCAAGGCGATGAACGATGATCGCCGCGAGCTCGAGGGGGTAGCGACAACCCCAAGCCCTGATCGTATGGGCGATATCGTTGAACCCAAAGGCGCGGTATTCAAGCTGCCGATCCCTCTGGTATGGCAGCACAATTCGGAGAAACCTGTTGGCGAAGTCTATTCCGCTAAAGTGACGAACAACGGCATTTCTGTGAAAGCCAGGATTGTCAAGATCGAGGATCCTGGTTCCTTGAAGGAACGTCTCGATGAGGTCTGGCAGACCATCAAGCACAAGCTTGTGAGAGGGTTCTCGATTGGGTTTAGCCCATTGGAGAGCAGCCAGATCAAGGATACGTTCAGTTACAGATTTACATCATGGGAATGGCTGGAGCTGTCTCTAGTGACCATTCCCGCGAATTCAGAAGCCACCATTCAGGTAGTCAAGTCCATCGATTCCGAACTGCGGGCCGCGTCCGACCAACGCAGAGGAATTGTGAGGCTTGACGCGGAGGATATACGGCGCGTCCGCCGTCCACGTTCGGGAGTTGTCTACGTAGATTAACCCCGATTTTCATAATCGATGAAGAACCCGCTTATGCGGGTTTTTTATTGTCTGGAGAAATGACATGAACGTTCAGGAACAGTTGCGTGCGTTTCAGACGAAGCGCAACGAAGCGTCTGAGCGCCAGTTGGCGCTGATGGCGAAATCAGGGGAGGAGGGTCGGACGTTAGACGATGAAGAGTCTGCTGAGTACGACTCACTCGATACCGAGATCAAGCATGTGGATGCGCACATCGCGCGGCTGAAGAACCACGTTGACCCGAGCGAGACCAAGGAAGTCAAGTCCAAGAAGGCGCCGACGGTGATCATCAAGTCTCAGGACCGTGAAGACGAGTTTCCCGGTCAGAGCTTCGTGCGTCGAATAATCGCGAAAGCGGTTTCCAAGTTGGAGGACCACGAGCGGTCCCCGGCGCAGATCGCAAAACAGCGATGGGGCAAGACGAATCCGACGCTGTGTCGGGTCATCGAGTCCGGCATTGTCACGAGGTCGGCAGTGGAAGGCGGTAGCGGTGATGTCTCTTTGAGCCCTGATCCTTGGGGGTCAGAGCTCGTGTCTGCCGATTCCCGGTTTACGGGAGACTTCATCGAGTTCCTTCACGACAAGACGGTGTTCGACCAGCTTCCTCTGAGGGAAGTACCGGCGAATGTGACCATCAAGGGTCAGGACGGTGCGGCTACTGGGTACTGGGTCGGGGAATCGACAGGTGTCCCGGTCTCGGCTCAGAGCTTCAGCACAGTCAACTTGACCTACCTGAAGGTCGGCGCCTTGGCGGTGGTCTCGAACGAGCTGTTGAAGCATTCGAGTCCGGCTGCCGAGATGTTCGTTCGTGATGCACTTGTTGCAGCGAGTGCTGAGAAGATCGACACGTCGTTCTTGGGAGGTGGTGCCGGGACGGCGGGTGTCGAGCCTGCGGGTATCTTGCAAGGGGTATCGACACTGGGATCGAACGGCTACGACGCTGCGGCTGTCAGGGATGATATTCGCGAGTTGTACGCTCCGTTCCTGTCCGCC